CGCGGGATCGGTGTCACCCGTTCGAATGTTGCCCGCGCCATATGTGATAACGCCAGGCAGACGAATTCAAATAGCGCTGACTGTTCCGACAGGTTATATAATTCCCGGCGGGAATCCGGCTGACACGCTCACGCTAGTTGGCGCGCGTGATTTGCAGGGAGGTTTGACCGATGTTGCAGCTTAGACACATGCGCCAGCTTGCGGAGATGTCCGGCGTCAAATATCACGAAATTACTCCGCATATGTTCGGCATAGATTACGATCTGACAGCCGATTACGGCTCATTTGTCGCAGCGGCGGCGCGTGTACCAAGTAATTCCAGTCTAGTTGTGTTGCGCACCCAGGTCTATTATTTTAACGCGGATGAGACCACAAGCGATTACTGTTTTTACCGAACGTTTCCGCCCCATGCGTCTACTTGGGAAATTGCGGAGAGCGATAATTTAGCGGTCTCCGGTCAAACTTGGGCAACGGCCTATTTAGACACAGATGTTTTATTGATTTTTCCTTCGGAGCGTTACGCTAGATTGATTTTTACGCCAACCACTCCAATCCCGGCAACGGGAACATGGATCGTCAGGTCAATTGCATACGGCTATTTTGTACCGGCGCGCGTGGTCGATTCGCTTCAGGAAACTCAGGCTCTAACTAGTGGATTTTAGTCATGCCGATCGCATGGGAATTACGTCACACGGATAACGAGAATAGTTGGCCGATCAGACCCGGCGGAGTCGGCGCGCTTGGTCCTACGTGTGGAATTTTGCTTGAAACCGGGTCTCCTGATTTTATTTTGCTTGAAGATGCCACGTCTCCGAATGACGTGATTTTGCTTGAGGATTGCTAACAATGGCCAGCAAGAAAATTACATCAATGCCAGATTTGGCGGGCGGCCAGGTTCCGTCAGACGTGTTGGCTCTGGTCGATCTGTCAGCAGTCCCCGCAAATCAGAACGTAAAATCATCGCTAAATGATTTGTTCTCTGTGGTAACGAAAAACATCACAGACGCAGCAATCCGGTTTCAAGCGCCAGGCAGCGCGCCAGCTCTGTCAGCCGCGGCGGAAGGCTCGATTTATTTTGATGGCAATAATTTTCGGGTAAGTGAGAACGGCGGAACGTATCGCCTAATTGTCCATGCTGGCCTGATCACGGCCAGCGGGCTGACACAGACAAGCGCCAGGATACTCGGTCGAACTACCGCGGGAGCGGGAGCGGTCGAGGAAATTACCGTCGGAGCAAATCTCAGCCTGGCGGCGGGATCTCTGGCGGTGACGGGCGTAGCGCTCTCCGGCTCGATTACGGCCAGCGGCCTGACACAGACCAGCGCCAGGATACTCGGTCGAACTACCGCAGGAGCGGGAGCCGTCGAGGAAATAAGCGTCGGAGCCAATCTCAGCCTGGCCGCGGGATCTCTGGCGGTGACAGGCGTAGCGCTCTCCGGCTCGATTACGGCCAGCGGCCTGACACAGACCAGCGCCAGGATACTCGGTCGAACTACCGCGGGAGCGGGAGCCGTCGAGGAAATAACAATCGGGTCCGGTCTCACCCTCGCAGGCGGGCAATTGAGCGCCAGCGGCGGCAGCGCGCCAGGCGGGTCAACCGGCTCAATTCAGTATAACGCGGGCGGCGGGACGTTCGGCGGCCTGGCGGGCTTTATTGTCAATCCGTCAATTTCTCCAACAGTGGATTTGACGACTACGGGCGCAGCCGTCACAGCTCTACGGGTAACAGGCGCGGCGGCGCAAACCGCGGAAGTTATTTTAGTGCGTCAAGGCGGAGACAATGCGGCGGCGCTGCTCACCCTGCAACAGGGAGTGTTGTCGAGTCTGACAAATAACTTCCCTTTCCGTTATGAGAACGCGAGCGGGACGCTTCTCGCAGGTATAGCGGCGACGCCAGCAACCGGCAATTATCGATTTGTAGTGCCTGGACAAAGCGCAGGCAGTCCGGGGTTTGTGGTTGGCGGCATTGCTACCGGTAGCGGGATTGGCGTAGATTCGTCAGGCAGCCATCTTACATTATTCGCGGGCGGGACTAATGTTGCCTGGGGACACGCGGCCAACGGCAATTTTCTTTTAAACCAAGCGTATGAACTTGGGTGGACATCTAGTCCCACCGTTGCTCCGGATGTTCAGTTAGCTCGATTGGCTACCGGTCGAATTCGCGTTCTTTCTGGCGCGAACGGAGGCGCGCTAAACCTTGGGACAACAACAGGCGCGACGGCGGCGCTTGAGATTGCTGGCAGTGTGAACGGTGTGGAAATGTTGGCATATAACGCCAACAGAAATACCACTAACACAACTGGCACAACCTTTGCAGCAAGCACACAATTGACGGTAGTCAACACGGCGGCCACTAACCCCGGTGCAGTGTACGCAGGCGGCGCAAATGCTTGCATTCATAACAGCGCGTTTAATGGTGGCGTGTTGCAGGGGTTAGCCAATTTCGCGCGCCATAATGGTTCGGGAAGCGTGTCGGAAATTGTCTCTCTGATCTGCTATGCGTACTTGGGCGCGGGATCGGTAACAAACCGAATGAGCGGGATTCAAGGACAAGTAGAAATTCTCACAACGGGAACAACACCAGAAGCAAATGGTTTCCGCGCTTTTGTAAATCGCGGGTCCGGAACTATTACAAACGGTTACGGGTTAAACGTGAACTACGTTTCAAGTACAAACGCATATGGCATTTTTGTTGGGACGGTGCTTGGCAGCTCATTTACCGCGGGCGTGTACGTGTCAGCGGGTCTTACAAATTATGCCGGATCTGCTACCTGGACGGTGATTTCTGATCAGCGAGTGAAAACAAATATTCGCGATTACGAACGCGGACTAGATACACTGTTACAGTTAGCGCCGAAAAGGTTTGAATATAACGGCTTGGCAGGCACGGTGACAGGCCGAACAGATGTTTCACTAATTGCGCAGGATGTCCTATCAATTATGCCGGAATTGATTCAGGAAATTCCGGCGCTGTTAAACCCAAGTGACACAGAGACAACAAATATTTTCACGTTGAATGCCTCTGATTTAATTTATGCGTGTGTAAACGCCATTAAAGAGTTACACGCTAGAACGACCGATATAGAAAGCAAGGTGATTACCAGTGAAATCAATTAAGCTGAAACGTGTAGACATGGTTACGTCAACGGGAGTGCAAGTGTTAGACTATAAGACGCAGTTTATTGCATTCCTTGAATTTGTGCCAGACGGGGCAACAGTTAACGAACTAGCCTCGCTTGTCAGCGTGGCGAATAAGCTAAAGCGCGCGGATGATCAGATTGAGCTAGATTCACAAGAATGGTCGACACTAAAAGCGCGCGTGGAAGCTACGCGGTTTACTGTGGTGACTCAGGACGTAATTGACATGGTGTCAGCCGTCACAAATGCGCCAGAGGTATAGTCATGCAGGCATTAAGCGAAGGCGGACTAAATTTTCTAAAACGCTGGGAACGCTATCGCGGCAAACCATATAATGACGGCTATGGCAATATGACTATTGGTTATGGCCATGTCATTCTTCCCGGCGAAAAATTTACCGAAATGTCAGAGCCAGAGGCGGCGGCGCTTCTGGCGAAAGATGCCGCGTGGGCAGCCAGTGTAGTAAACCAGCTTGTGCAGGTTCCATTGACCTCCTCTCAGTTTGATGCGCTGACTTCGCTCGTTTTCAATTGGGGCGCGGGGAATTTTCGAAACTCGTCTCACCTGGCGTTGCTAAATTCCGGGGACTACGCAGGCGCGGCGCGGCGATTGCGTGAACATCCGATCACTTCCGGCGGCCAGCGCTCTCAGGGTCTAGTAAACAGGCGGGCGGCGGAAGCTGATCTTTTCGCGCGTGATGGTATTTACGGTCTTGCAGAGATGCGCGAATTTGAGCGCCAGGCGCGCGGCGAATCTGCTCCGGCTCCGGCTCCGGCTCCGGCTCCGGCTCCGACTTCGGCTCCGACTCCGGCTCCTGGCGATAATGCAACATCGTCACAGCTATTGCCTTTCGTGGTAATCGGCGGCCTGCTATTTTTGGCGCTTGCTTGGGATTGATGGAACCTCGCATGGAGAATTGGCTATCTGATCACGTGGGCGAAGCGCTCACGGCGGCGGGCATTATAGTTGGGAATATTGTCGGATATGCGCGCCTTGTGTTCTATTCAAAAAATCATTCTCGTCGATTGTCCATTTTAGAAGCATCCGTCAGCGCGCATCTGACAGACACAAGCGCGCATCGGAACGCGGATTTTGAAAAGCGCCTTGAATCATTATCTGACACGCTAGATGAGATTCGGGCGGATGTAAAAACCCTTTTACAGAACGAGGACTAAAAATGAATATTTGGCTCCACGGCTTAGGGGCGGCGCTCATTGGCGGCGCGGTCAATTCCCTCTCTGTTATTCTGGTCGATCCAGTCGAATTTAACTTTTCGACCGGTCTTGGCAAGCTGGTCAGCGTGGCGGGCGCGGGCGCTCTGATCGGCGTCATTGCGTACTTAAAAAAATCGCCACTTCCGGAGACCTCCAACAATGGCAAGTAGATTCTTATTGATTGCTCTTTTGCTTCTCACCGGATCGGCGGCAACCTGCGACAAGTCGAAGCAATTTGCCGTAAATGTCGATCGTGTTGCGGGCTATCTCGATACGGCGGGCGCGCTGGTCTTGTCGCAGGTCGAGACGGGGACCATCAGCAAAGAAACGGGCGCGCGCATTGTCGAAGATCTCAGGCAGGTCAACAGACTCAACGGGGATCTGATCTCGACGGCTCGCGGGTATTTGACTCCGGATGGATCTCTCCGTTTGACCGGTGACGGCCAAGCGCGATTACTGGCGATTGTCAGCAGCGCGCGCCAGGTCATTACATCGCGCCTATCAGATCCTGACTTTACCAATCTCAGCGACGGCCAGCGGGCAGAGATTGCGCGCAATTTGCGCCAGGTTGAAACAATTCTTGCCCTGCTAGACGAGACAATCCGAACGGCGAAGATATTGAAAGGCGGTGGCAATTGACAGGACAAACGCTCGATTTAATCACGGTCATACTTCTCCGCGCGCTGGTCGAGCTTCAGCGCGAACTAAAACGGCGCGGTCTTGATGCCGCGGCTCTTCTCGAACAGGCGGACGGTCAGACAAAGGCAAATGAGGCGGCATTCACAACGCTGCTCGAAACCTGGCAGGCGCGCGAATAATTAGCGCGCCAACCGGCGAACCCACTGAAACCCCGCATCACCTCCCCATAATTGCCACGCAACTCGACCCGGAGACGGATAACCCCGTTCTCCGGGTCGACTTCCCTCCGCGATCAGATCCACAGCATGCCGCGCGAAAAATGAGCGCATCCGGGCAATTGTGCGAGGTGACAGCGCTCGACCGTTCGCCAGGTCCCGCGCGCGGGCGATGCCAACGGCGGTCCCACCTCGGCCAGTCAACCGGCGCATCTCTAACCCGCGGGCGGCGGCGCGCTGAACGGCCAGCGGCGGGATCACGGATTTCGCGTCAGACTGGCCAGTATTGAATTTTTGGCGTTTGGCCATAGGTTGGCCCCCTCTCTATCAGAAAAAACGATTCTAGGCGGCAAAGCTTGCCAGGAACCAGCATCCCACAATAAAAAAAGGCGCGTCAAGCGCGCCTTAGTCTCACAAGTTACGATCGTTCTAAATATGCTCCGATGAATTCTTCGGCCTGCGGCGCGACGATTGCGTTACCATAGCCCCGCAAACGTCCCACTCGGGCGGGAGCCCCATCAACCAACGGGAATGTGCCGGATTCAACTGACCGCCACTTATTGTCCCGGCAGAAGATCCAGTCAGCAGTTTTCCAGAAGCCGTTAGTCGGGCCTGGGAGTTTGCGACCATCGACACTCGCTGCGGAAGTGGAATGCCCGTATCCGTCTCCCGAATCGTACCAGAACCCCTGCTGCAATGTTGTGCCGTTGGCGTTGGCCAGCTTGCCAGTTGAGCTATACTGTGTGTGTTTGTCATGACTGTGTGTCCCAGTCGCAACGCTCGCGCCTTTTGTGTTGCAATGCTCTCCGTTGACTCTTGCGCTCGGGGCGTTGGCCAGCCCGTCAGATTCACCTGACGAGGTAGCTGGTCGAACCGTTCCGAGCCGTCCGCCCTCGGCTTGATGTCGCCGCCCGTGTCCTTCCAGTCCCGCCCTAAAGGGCTGACCCACCCAGTATAGTCGCTGTCTGATGTGCGGCGCACCGAAGCCCGCAGCGCAGGTATCGACCGCCCCGACGGCGTATCCCGTTCCTTCCATGTCAGCTTGTACAAGGTCGAGCCAAGCAAGTCCGTCCTTGCTCGCAACCTGCTCTCCAAAGACGACGCCAGGGCGGCACTGTCTGATAAGCCAGTGGAATGCAGGCCATAGGTGCCGCTGGTCAGCAAACCCGCGGCGGCGGCCTGACGTGCTGAAAGGTTGACAAGGACAACTTCCTGTCCAAACTGGTCTATCATCCGACCATCCTGCGCGCCGGAGGGCATAGGACCAGACGCCAATTCCGGCGAAAAAATGACATTGGGCGAATGATTTAAGGTCTGCTGGCGTGACATCTTCAATGCTTCTTTCATCAACTATTCCTTCTGCTATTAAGTTAGCTTTTATCAATTCTCGCAGCCATGCCGCTGCAAATTTATCATTTTCATTGTAATACGCTGTCATTATCGGCCCCCTTCCCTACACGGTGCGACCTCGATCAAACGGCGCAACAGCCACGCCATTTCAGACCGTTCCGGCAAATGTCCGGACCAGAGATAACGCCAGCCGACCGAATAGACAGACAGCGACGGCGCGTCCGGCAAATAGTCTCGTATTGACAGCGCGCGCGCGTCAATTCCCTGGCGAATAATAGTGTATTGTACCGCAGCGGCAACGGCCTCGCGATGATCGATCGCCCGCATGCGGGTGATATATGAGCGCGCGTCAACAAGGCGCGGCGATCCGGCGGGATTAACCCAGATGGCAACCGGCGCGGGATCAGATGACAGGCGCTCGACCTGAGACGGCGAATAGAAACACACGCGGTCTTGTGCAGGCACAGACCACGCCAGGCAGGTCAGCAGCAGTAGAGGTAAAACAATACGATAATAAGCCGTTGCGCCGCGCTTCGATTGTCCTCTCACAACGTCAGCTCTTGTTGACAGATCCTTTTCCATAATGCGGCAATAACGGCTAATCCATTGCTTTGCACGGCCTTTTAAAACCGTGTGAAGGTAGGTTTGTGGGGTGATCCCACAGCCATCCCCCCCCCGCTGTTCATTCTCGTCTAAATAAGCTTCAGTGTATTTGCTGGTCATGATGTCCTCTATTTTTGTTGTTGATGCCAAGCCACTTCAGCAGCGGCCAGATATGTCAATATGTAGATGCTGATGTCACCTGCGGCAGCGGTGTCAAAACCAACCAATCGACGCGTTTGATCAGCCGCCTCGACCACATTTGGACATTCAACAGAGTTTTGACCGAATTGCATTGCGTTGGCAACTACGTCGCGAAGAAATTCCAGTTTGTTTTTCATCGGCATGTGTTCTCCATGTCATTACTGATCAGGCGTCACAATAGGGCATCACACAGCCAATGTCAAGGAAAATCTTTCTAAGATTTAGAACGCCTTTCCGCCCTTGATCAGATCATCTATCGGTATTGGATACGCTTTAATTTCCAGCATCGTAAGCGCCTCATTAAGCGCATCGTAATTGTCCGCCAACTCCGTGACGACCTCCCGCAGTAGTAGATCATATGTTTCATTTATTTCGGCAATGTAGTCGAGCGCTTGAAATTCTAGGTCTCGATAATTCCTTCGGCTGATATTTGCGCTTATTACATCGGGATGATCAACACTGTAACCCCATTGCGGCCCCGTAAGGCTGTCAACCTGCTCTTTCATTGCTAGGGTGTTTCTTTGATAGGCGTGATAGGCCATTTCGGCCATTATGCGCACGGCGGCCAGATCTCTCAGTTTTTCAGCGCGGCTTGTGGCGTCCATTTTATCTTTTCCTTTCTCTAACAGGCTGTGAATCGGGAAGCCTGGACAAATCAAAATTCCGAGCGCCGTGAAACTGCTCGCCAGGTTCGGCGGGCGGCTCGCTGCTCTCGACCAGTTTGACGGCGTGAAATTCTTCCACCCAGTATCGGAATTCTTGCGCCTCTAACAGTGGATTGAATTTTTTCAAGCGCGCTTTGTACGCGTGGTATTCGGCCTGCTCTTCAAAGGTGGCGTCAGAGTATTTGCGTTGAGGTTTTGGCGAGCGTGGATTGTAGTGGCGCGGGCGATTCATATTGTCACCCCTCCCGCGGCCAGGTATCGCGCTCCGGGCGTGTTGCCGTCAGCGGTCCAGACCGGGCGCGCGTGTCCGCATCGAATGCACTCATGAAACCCCTCAAACAATGGACCCGGCTCCGGATACCAATGATAATCGTGCTTGCAATTCATCATCCTGGCAATTACTTGAACGGATTCAGGCGCGCGCGATTTTTGCAAACTCTTCCACGCGTCCTCAATTTGAATTGTTGTGAGCGGTGATGAATGATCGGACCAGCGCCACGCTTCATCAATTGCGCGATTTATATCGGTTTCCGGGATTGACCGCAGTTCGGCGGACCACGTTAAACCCATGCCGATATATTTCTGATCGTTCGCGTCGACGGCATACCCCCGAAGGCGCGCAATTCTGACGGCCTGAGCAATGCAAATTTTTTGATGTTGTGAATATTCCATGCTCTACTCCCGTTATTCAATTATCCCGGCCAGGCGCATGCCTTCCACGTCCGAGTTTGCGCCAGAATCGCCCGCCATTGGATTTTTTCGCGCTGACCCTAGCCTACCCTCGGCGCGGATCATCCAGCCACGCCAGGCGGCCAGCACGGCCCGCGATGAGCGGAATCTAGTACCCTTCTCCGAGTGATATGTCAAAAAAGCGCGGCTTGCGCTTTCCGTCTCGATGCTTGGGCAGTGTTCAACCAACCAAGCATGCTCGCTTTCCGTGAATAATCCGGCGAGGGCTTCAAACGAAAAATCAAAAGAGAATTTACCCCCCCTTTTTTTCTTCGACTCGCGCGGCGCGCGATTGTCGAAAAAAGTTGGTGTAGTCTCTGTGTAGTCTCTGGTAGTCTCTGTAATAGTTTGGCGGTTTCCGCCATGCCAGTGTGGCTGATTTGTGCAATCCAGTTTGGCGGATTCCGCCAGACTAGATTGGCGGATTTGTGATAGCAGTTGCACAAGTATGGCGGAATCAATTCGGAAAAACATCCGAGCCGGAACCCCGCGGCGTTCCTCCAACCATAGCGGGCAGGAATTGTGCTGTAATTTTCGGAGCGCCGCCCGCGCGGTTTCCTGCTCGCGGCGCGTCAGGCAAGTCTCTTCGGTCCATTCCGCTTGCGTTTTGTAAAACCAGCCATCACGATCCGATGTTCGCCGGGACCAGTAAACGGCTTGCGACAAAAGCAACCCCGCGTGGACAGATCCGGCCAGGCGCGCGAATGCTCGATGAAATGCAATAGGGCGATCCAATAAATCTAAAATTTCCATATATCCTCAAATGATTGTCCGGGGACCGGCGGTCCCCGGTGGCTTGAACGTGTCGAGAAAGTTTTTTTTTGCGCTTCCCTCCCCTTGTTAAAAATCAAGCGAGTCAAATAAACCCGTCTGAATTGTTGGTGATGATTCGCCAGTCGACTCGACCGGCGAACGATGACGCACACAGAAATTATATTTGCCGTGTCGACCTCGATGCAGATCACACAGCGGAACGCGGCATGGGCGTTGCAGCGTGTTGTCAAACGCGTGACACTCCGCGCGGGCGTATGCTTTGCAACCTGGATGAGAACAACCGCGCATTGCCCATGGCTCTGTCATTAGCGCTTTCCTCTCTCTTTTTTTAGCTGGGTTGTCAGTGCTGATTTCAGCAGCGACCGTGTGAATTCAGAATTATTAGCCAACATTCGCAGCGATTTTAATCGCGCAAACATCTCCGCCAGCTCTCCGGTTAGCGTTATTGCAATGTAAATTTTCTTTTCGGCCATTGCGGCCCCCCTTTCTAAATTTTCCAGATCTTACTCTCTAAAATACAGAATAGCAAGAAAAAAGGACCGGATTTCCGGTCCTTTAAATTTATAGATTTTTGTCGTTTCTCTTCCCTGCTACCCATTGCCGAATTTCTTCCGGCGGCAGGTGCAGCAAGCGCTTGCCTAAATACCCCAGATAGACCCGATCCTGGCGCGGTGTGGTTGGTCCACCTGGGTTCAACCAAGCCTCGTACCCTCCGCGGGCGTTTCGTTCCCAGGCTATTTGGTCGATCTTGGGCAATTCGACCCCGCTACCGGAACCTTTTTTCAGAACGTTCTTTTTACGTTCCGGTAGCGGGTAGACTGGCGGCGATACTGGCAGCGCCGTCGGTGCAGACGTGGCGGGCGTCTGTACGCGTACCGGCGGCGCTACTGAGGGCGCTCCGGACCCTCCACCAGCGGTGCAGGGGACCGGCGCGCGGTGTGTCGCATTGCCAGCGCTACGGCATTGGGCAAGGGCAGGGAATTCATTTCAGATCGGTCCGGTTTGGTGGATTCCAGAAAATCCGGTATCCCGTTGCCGTCTCGATCTCCGAAAATTGAGAGACCGATTAGCGAGAAAATAGCAATTCCGACAAAACACAATTCAAGCAACATCAGCCGAAAAAGGAAATTTTCTTTTTCGGCAAATACCGCGGATCTCGATGCAGTCGGCGCTTGATGTGAGACCAGCGCCAACGCTTCACGTTGCGCGCGGTCCGTTTTGAACTTGGTAGCGGTTTCCAGATTCGCAGCCATAGCGGCTTCACCCTGGCCCGCCACGCTCATCACTCTCATCACAGACAGAGAATAAGCGGCATTTGTGGCGAGCGTCGCGGTCAGCAAAATTTCGTAAATAAACGCAGCGACAACAAATGACGTAGTGACGGGGTATCGCTTGACGTGTCGCGTAATCAGCAGCGAGGTGAGCGCCATTAGCGACACAACAGCGACATAAGGCGCGCCATCAGTCAGGCCGAATACACGCAGGTTAAAATAGACGACAATTGCGGACAGGCCCAAAATGATAACGCTCATCAGAAGCCACTTTTCCCAGCCAGACATTACAGGTTTCTTCACGGTGTTTTTCTCCACAGGGCAGGGAAGTGGCAAAAAAATGGCTCAAACGCGATGCAATCGCCGAGCGGCACAAAGCCAGGGCGATTCACGTTCAAGCCAGGGCGAACTATACCGCAAATTTACAGCCAGGTCAATGTTTGACCAGCGACCTGGGAGGCGCGGCAAATTGAGCGTGACGAAGCATTGTTTGTAACTGATCGCGAAACGCTACGGCAAATTGCTCGCGTAAATCAATCACATGGCCGTTTATCAATTCAATTTCAAACCAAAAGCACTCCGGCTCATCGGCGGGCGTGTGCTCGATTACCGAGCAAATATGCGCAATATTGATGGCCGTATGTCCAAGGATGATCATCCCGAACATTGCCAGCGGCGTTAAATTTTCGCTTTGTTTGAATTCAGCCATTTAGCTTTTTCCTTTCCGATAAAACATTGTGTAGATAGATTAGCGCGCGGTCAAAAGAAGCAGACCACTCCGGATTTGTCAGGCGCGCCAGGGAGATTAGTAGTGGGAATTTTTCTTCAAGTTTTGCGCGTACTCTGTCAGGCGGTAACGCTAAACATTCGTCAATTACTGCGGCGGCGTCCGGATATTCTTGGCAAAATTGCGGATACCAGACCATCAGGCGCTCACGGTCGGCCTGCTCTGCAATTTCGCGTAGCGTGTCGATCAAATGAACAAATCTCACTTTTCTACCTCCTCGACCGATAGCAGCTTTTGTAACCGTTGAATCCAATCGCTTGCGCCTTCACGGTCGAGGATTGGCGCGGCCTGCGGAAAGAAGCTTTTCATAAATGCCCGGCAATCGTCCGGAGACATTGCCAGGAAGCTTTCAACCAGCGGATTTAACCCAGGATTTTCTTCGGTGTAAGCGTCCACAAATGTTGCAGCAACTTCAACAGGCACATTAATTTCCAGATATCGAATCAGATTGCCAAGTAAGACTAGCTCTGGCGCGGGTCCGGTCTCGACCGGTGGCGTTGGTTGTTGAGGCGATACCGGCGGCGGGAGCGGAGCGGAATTTGCCATCATCGGCGCTTGTCCTGGCGCTTCTACGGCAATCGAAGCGGAGCGCAATTGTTGAATGCCTTGAAATATTTGGGCTACAATTGCGGGTCCATTATCAACAAACGATTTGACAAGCGGCATCCATTCCGCTCCATCGCTTGGCTGATCGTCTCGAAAAAGTTTTTTTGAGATACGATCAGTCACTTTTGAGATTACCTCATCACTCGAGGACAATAGCCGCAGTAATGCAGCCTCTTCCGTCAATGACCCCGCGGCAGGATTAGCAACCGTTTCCGGAGAGAGTAAAGACTGAATTTCCTTCAATTGCTTGAGCTGTTTCACCAGATCCGTCAACCCTTGCGGAGCGGAAGCGGGGATCGCGGAGACGGGTGGCGGCGGCGCGAATTGCGCTTCTAGTGCGGGTAATTCTTCCGGCGCGGGAGGTTCCAGACTGATCACGTCCGGCCAGTGGGCAAAGATTCGCCCGTCTCGTTTGATGGTCACTCGGAAATGATTCGCCTTTCCTGGCCTGGCAAACTCGCGGCGAATTTCCTCAACAAAATCCTCACTCATCGCGCGCGTTCCACAATTCACGCGTTTCGATCCAACATCGCCGCGGCCATCGCGATCATAATTTGGCAGGCGTTCAATGACCATTGTCCATGAATGCGCGCGCTTCTCGATCTGGAGATCGGCCAGCATTTGAGCAATTGAATCATTGGCGTTTGGTGGCGGCTCGATTGTCAACGGGCGCGCGGGCATTGGTATCTCTGGCCCGTCATAATCCTCAACATAGATTTCAGGCTCGATTAGTCCGGCATCATCGTCCGGAGATTGTTCCACTTCGCTTACCGGGATCTCTTTTTTGTAACGGGTTGTCACTACGTGAGTTTGAACGGCAACAGGCTCGACAGGTCCGGACGCGGGTTCGGCGTCAGCTAATACAGTTTTTTTTCGTGTCATATTTTTACCATTTGTTTACATTGTTTTACCATTATGCGCGCCATTCGCGCGTCATTGATGTTGCCACGTATAGAACAAAAATGCCATTGACAAATCTCAACCTATCGCGTGAATGTAAAAAGGCGGAGAGGTCCGCCGGTACGGTGTGTTTTTCATATGATGTCAATTCAGAGAGAGCAACTAGCAGACGGCGCAACGGGGACGGCTCAAACCCTGGCAGTTATGGCCGCGGCTGTACGCGGCGAAATAGCGCCTGATTTCGCGGGCTATCTCGACGAGCGGCTTCGGCAAGTTGCTCTCTCCATTTGTTCACGTGTGCCAGGTCATGAATACCGGGCAGAGCTGGCGGCGCTTCTGGCGTATTGTCGAGACGATGTGCAATACAGGCTAGACCCGGTGAACGTCGAGCGCGTTCAAGCGCCGTTACAGACCATCGAATTCGCCTCTGGCGATTGTGATGATAAATGCACGTTGCTTGCGGCGCTTCTGGCGGCCATTGGTCACTTACCTCGCTTTGTGGCTCAACACAATGGTTTGGAGTTTGATCACGTCTACTGCGAGGTCTTGATTAACGGTAATTGGATGGCGCTCGATCCAACGGCAGACGGGCGCGGCGGCCTTCCGTTGGCTGATGTAGGTTGGCGCAACCCGGCGCGCGGTGAATGGATTTACAGGATTTTTTAAAATGGACCCGAACCAACTTTATAACCCGTATGACCTGCCCTGGTGGGCGCAAACCATTAACCGCGGTATTGACGTGGTTGGCGCGCGCGTTGGCCAGGGTGCATATATATCACCCGATGATCCTCGCTTTCGCTCTGGCGGCTGGGGTGGCTCTGGCGGGACCGTTGTCAACACTCCGGGCGGTCCGGCGCTCTCACCTGGCGCGGTCAACGCGGGTGGCTTTACGATCAATTGGTGGACGGCGGCTTTGATCGGAATTGTGGTCGGCGCGTTCCTGATCGGAAAGAAAGGGCGGTAATATGTGGCGTTTGAGAGGGCTTGGCGGCGCTATACCAATCACGCTCCGGATTGATTCGCCGGTGCAGAGGGTTGGTCAAAAGGGTAAATATCTGATCATTGGCGCGCCTCCGAACAGTGAGATATTTTGGTCGAGTTATAAAAATGGTGTGGCAACCGGAGAGTTGAACGCCAGCTACGGCCATCGCACCGAAGCGAACGGAACCGCCTCAATAGACATGGGCGCGCCATGGTCGGATGATCAGCAGGGAGCATGGATCAAAGAGATTTTGATCAAAGATGAGTCAGGCCAGATTTACACGGCCATGACAACGTTCAACGTCTATCCTGCTATCTCGACGCAGCCAGCGACAAGCACGGCCAGCGGTGGCGGTATTCTCTCTACTACGTTTGATTTGGGCGGGACTGCGGTCCCGGTGTGGATACCAGTCGTGGCAATCGCGGCGATTGCATTGACGCGGAGATAATCATGGCCTGGCCAACTAGACGCCCCGTCAGACAACCGGTAATGATCCCTGGCATCCTGAGACGGCCCGCGCGCGGCCTGGGGTTCCTCCCGTCAGGCGGGGATAGCGGCGGTTATGATTGGGGCGATTGGTGGGATCAGTTTCCGACAGATTTTGGTAGTACATTTTGGGGCGGAGGATCAATTGACCCGGTAAATTATTTGCCCGTTTACGGTCCCACAGACGCGACGGCGGCTCCGTTGCCAGGATACTGCCCGCGCGGCCAGTATCATCCCGCTGACGATCCTTATGCTTGTGTGCCGTTCCCGGCTCCGTCTTCCACGGCTCCCGCGCGGCCAGGACAAACGCCAGGACCGGCCCCGGCGCGGCCAGTGACGAGACCTCGACCAACAGCGGCGGGTAGTTGTCCGCCTCCGTTTGTTTACGATTCACGCTCAAAAAAATGTCAGCTACCGCCATGTCCTACTGGCCAGCAGTACAGCTTGACGCTGCGGCGCTGTGTGCCAGTCTCACAGATGACGCCAGCTGATTCAGTGGTAGAGTCAACGTTTCCATGGTGGGCAATAATTGCGGGTGGCGCGGTGCTTATTGCGCTCACCTCCGGAAGGCGGCGCTAGATGTGTTGCAACAATTCCAGCGGTCTTGGCGCTCTAACTGGTCGACCCGTCCGGCTAGGCGCTCCGTTCCAGCTCGGCGTTGAGTTGTCAGACTGGTATTTAGATCTAAGTTTTGAAGAGTTGCCCGATCTCATGACGCGGATGGAATCAGCTCTAACTCGGTCCGGATATGTCTCCGGATTGGTGAAGATATATCAGATCGCCGGTTCCTTGAATCCGTTTATTGTGGTCGAGTCATATTCCGGGCGGGAATATGGATCTGATCAGCATTTAAAAGACGCTGTGTTATCCGTTCTTTCCGGGCTGTATCAGAAATTGAATTATGCCAGCGTGACATTTACGGCGGAGACATATGACCCGACAAGCGGAACAACGGCCATAACGACAACCCCGGCCCCGCGTAGCTCGACCGGGGTAAATGTTCTCGACCAGATCGGCGGGACTATCGGCGGCGCGGTCGGAGTCGATTCGACCAGCGGTCTGTTACTGGCGGCGCTTGGCGTGGTCGCCGTGGTCATACTTGTTCGGAGATAACAATGAAACAAAAGGCAAAACGCTCGACAGCTCGAACCCGCGCGAAGCGCGCAAACCCGCGTTATCTGATTTTGCGCGACGGCGTAGAAGTGGGAATATATCCCGGTTTCACCAGTGTTGAAGCGGTAAAGCGCGCGAAAGCGCAATATGGCCGCGGGAAGTATGCCGCGGAAAAAATCAGCTCTGATATGTACATAGGGCGGGGCGGAGAAGACATTGCCGCGCGCGAACGTCTTCAACGGCGTGCAGAGTATCGCGCGGAACGATTAAGCAAGTATCCGACAACAAAAACTCAGAACCCGCCCTACAGCATAGAGCATAGAGCGCCGACATCGACGACCGGCACGCCAGCATATGATTTGACGCAGGTTTATCCGGCGGACGTGTACCTGCATCCAGAATGGTACGATGCAGGGCCGGAAGCAATGCAAATTCATCGAATGCTTCGCACGGCGAGAAATAAGCCAAAAGCAAAATTGACAGTATACAGGGCGATTCCTAAAGGCATAAAAAGTGGCATTAATTCGGGTGATTGGATAACTCTATCTCGTAAATACGCAACGCTTCACGGTCACAAAGTCTTTTGAGCGAAAAATTATCAGATTTTAAAAGCAACTATACCGGCTGAATTTATATGGTTTGACGGTAATTCAATTCTTGAAAGCGGCTTTGATAACTCTATAAAAAATGGCACTCACATTCACGCTGAAAATATTGATCATCTCGATGTGTCAAGGGTTCATAATCCGTTAGATTTAGATGGTAAATATATCATTGTGAGCATTGGTGGATTTGCCGATGATTCCTTTACTTATGACTATTATTCTCTGAAACTTGAGGACCGGGCAAAGTTATTTAGAGCGGTAGAACGTAGCAGAGAAGGCGCGGATAATATTGCAGGCGTCTATGATGTTTATCAGGGCTATGGTGTCGACGAATTTGACGAAACATTTGTCAAAACGCCAATTCGGGTGCTTGTCGACCCGATGACGGAAACGGTTAGCTTGGTTGAGAATCTTTCGAAACCCGATGTGAGCGCGCAAAGCAATCCACAGAGACCCGTCACACGCTATGAATACACGCTCGGAACCTGGTGGCAACCGTATATTGCATACGGCGATGACTCAGATGTGAGCATTGAAGAGATACAGCAGTGGGAAGCCTTTAGAAAACGGCTTCCCCCTGGCGGCCATTGGAGCTTCACAGAAGATACTTATTTTGGCAAGGATCAGATAACCGGCAAGCGCGGAGACGTAAGCGACGCTTATTATGTGATAGTGGGTTAGATATATGACTTATAAGCGCAATGGTATAAATCGATTTACGATTCGCAATGATGGAATTGACGGTGTTGAAATACCGCCGGATTCCGTTCCCATGGGCAATGACGCATTTCAGTACGTGCTAGGCTCTGTAGAGCCAGGCGGACCCGACGAGGTTTACCGGCGGCGCGCCAATGAACGCGGGACGTACGGCGGATGGCGATGGGAAACCACGCCAGAAAAATTGCTTCGTCGCAACGCTCTGGAACGCGATGCCGATCACCCGATTGAAGTAACGCGGCATTATCGCGCGGGCGGTCCGGGGTATCTCTCCGCGTGGCAGCGAGCCGCGGCCATCGGCCAGAATGAACTATTCTCGACGGGTATCAAACTATCGGCCAGGGCAGCGGACGCGCGCGCCAGGCGATCGAATCCGGGCGCAACCCTCGCGGCTTATCGCAGCGGGCTAAAAGAAGCAACAGCGGCGCAACTTGGCAAGTTGGCGCGGATCGGTCTCCGGACGGGCCATAATGCAACGCAAATAAAAGCCGATTTGCGGGCAACGGGACGATTCACCGCGCCACAGATTGCGCGCGGAATTGACCAAGCCAACCGCGCGGAGAAGCGCTCAAATCCGTCCGGCGCTACGTTCCTGGAACGCAAAATAAACGAGTTGCGAGCGGCCTACAATCAAATAGAACGAGTCGATCCTGATAGCGCATCCTATCAGGGGATGATTCGCGCGCTAGACAGCTTTCGTATGTTCGCCAACGGTGAGCAAATGTTAGCAGAAATAGCGAACGCTGAAATTAAGTGGGTGAGCTATGAAGCCGCAAAGTTATTAGGATATGGACCAACACAGGCAAATTTAATAGCCTCTGGCCGAAAAAAGGCGGATATCTCGACCGGCGGCGCTATTCGCAACCCTCGACGCGGAACGCGGCGCGCAAAGGGCAGCCAGGCGTTAAGCGCGGCATTTCGGGCGCTTGATTCCGCGCGCGGGCGTTTGTTGCGTGATGTCGTCTCTTCCGGGGACGCGTCTCCGGATGAGTATAATGAGTTTGATCGCTTGCACGGTCGATTCAATGCGCGGGCGCTTGATACTGTCCGACGGTCAAGGCGCAATCCGGCGACCGTGCAAGCCACAAACTTTCACCCGATGCGCGGTGATGTCGAAGAAGGCACAAAGATTATTTTTCGAAACGGCGATATCGGCATTTTGAAAAGTACAATGCATGGTTGGGTGGTCAAAATAGATGGTATTTCCATTACAAGGGCTACCCATGACGCAAATCTTTTGACTCGGATGATTTTGGCGATTGATGACAATAAGATTGCGAACGCAGGTAAAAGAAATCCGCCGTCAAAGCCGATAAAAATCGCGTTCAAAACTGACAAGCGCGGCAAGGTTTTGGCTTATCGGTATTCGGACCCCTATTACAATGCGTACGGAAACTGGTTCAGGATCGGCCTTGACGAAGCTAAGTTAAAATTGGCAACAGGCGAAGCCGTTGAAGTCGATTATAACAGTCAAATTACGGCTCAAACCGTCAAGGTTCCCTACAAGCGGCCAGGCAGCGAGCCTATTGAAGATTGGCCGCTATCGTCAAAGCTGGTCAATCCTGGCGGCCAGGCAAAGCGCAAAGCCAAGAAATTATATGAGACGTTTTCCGGGAAACGGGCCAAGCGTGAAAACACGGTCAGCGCTCCGAACGGCACTCCGGCTCACGTTGCCAAGCTCGGCACGTTGCGCATGATCAAAACCGCCGACGGCCGAACCTGGAAATTTAACGGCCCTGGCGCGCCAATTCTCGCGGCGGATCACCGGCAAAAGTTGCACGTAGTTGGCGGTCAGTATCGCGCGAATCCACCCGGCTGCGAGTGCGGTGAAATTGTGCGCATCGAATATGAGACTGATAAACCTCACCTCGACCAACCTACCACCGCGATTTATTATCACGAGTTAGGTGAAGAGACCGGAGAGCGGCCCGTTTTGACAATTGACAATGAAGGTCAGTTGCATATTGAAGGCGGAGCATACTCGATCGAAGCCGATGGAATTCACAACTAGATTGCGGAGGGTCACTACTAATGGCCAAAACTGTCAAATTGATCAATCCCGGACCAGCGTCCCTTTTGATCGTAAATCCAACTGGAGGAAATAACACAATGCGAAAGCGCAAATCCAGCCGGAGGCGGGTCCGGCGAAGCAATCCCTATTCATCGATGACCAAACGGCGCCGCGTTACCACGCGTCGCGCCAGGCGTCGCAACCCTGGCGGCGGCTTCGGTCTGCTCACGAAAGGTCTCACGCTCGCGGGCGGAGGGGCGCTCACTCAATTTGTCACAACCATGGTCCCGTCCATTGGCGGCCCTGGCGCGCTGGCGGACGCGGCTCGAACGGCGGGAGTTGCCTACCTGCTCGGCATGCTGGCCAACAAAATCGGCCCGCTCTCGCGATTCTCGCAGGATATCACGCTTGGCGGCATGGCCGTTGCGGGCGGAAAAGTAATCAATTCGTTTATTCTGCCGACGGCTCAGAGCGTGTTTCTTCCACGCCCCTCAGAGGCGACGCCCGCGAACGGGGTGAAGGGGATCGGCCTTGCTTATCCTGGAATGAACCCCTATCGCGCGTACTCATCCGGCCTGAATGGCATCGGAATTCAGACCCCTGGCATGGTTCCTTATGGGGTCTATGCCGATGATCAGCCCATGTCAATGTAACAACGGCCCTGCGGCCATATTGCCTGATGGCGTACCATAGCCACAGGCGGAGAAAAAAATCATGTCTTATATGCCAGTAGCGAATCGGGTCAATTTTGCGGGCGTCGCCCCGAAGTCCACCCTTGATCATGTCGACCCGTCTCAGTACGGAATGATTCAGCAGATCATTCAGAGCAACCCCGGCGCGCGCCTTGCTTCGTTCTATGGCCTCCGGCTTTATGACGTTGCCCGCGTCGCCGCGGGAACGGCGTTCAACCAAAACGAATTTGAACTCTTCGCCACCCCGGTTGGTCAGCAGACAACCGAAATGAACGGGACGACGCAGTATACCAAAACGAAACAGGATACAAACATGAGCGTGAGTCGCCAGCTTCCTGCGAGCCAGGAAGCCTGGATTACTTCGATTCAGGTGCGCGTTCTGATCTCTGGAAACCTGGATAAAAGCGTTCAGACTGGCAGCAACCTCGGATTGGCCAATAATCCTGGCCTTGGGAGCGAACTCACAGCGCCCGCAGACATCCAAGCAACCAACCTGGCACAGGCGGCGCTTGAGTCTATCTACCTCAAATTCAGTTACAATCAAACCAGTTTCGAAGAGGGTCCGTTATACCTTTTCCCTTCTCGATATGGAATCAGCGGCTACTCCGGAAACGTGGCGTACACGCCAGGGACCGCCGGAACCGCGGTCATTCAGAACGAAACCGCGGTCAACAATGGTTTTGGTTATGTCTATCGGCTGCCGATCTTCCGTCACATTGAATCGCTGTACCAGTTCAATGTAACGCTTCAGGCGCTTAACACGTTCACCCCGACGCGACAGTTTAGAATTCAGGTTATTCTGGAAGGTCTTGGCGCGAAGGGCGTGACGGGCTAAAAAGTAAACTCCGATGGAGTTTACTTCAACGGTTAGGAGTGCGAGCTTGCTCGCGTCGATTTCCTCTCACTGGAAAAAACTCCCGGCCAGGTGCGATGCCTGGCATTATGAAAGGGCGCTTAAATGTTTGGTCTTTTTTCTGGATATTTTGCGGATCACGTCAAAACGATCCTTAGCAGGTATAAAAGCTGGCAGCCATTATATCTTACGTCTCTGATCGGCTTTGACGGCTCAACCGCGTCCGAGCGGGTGACGTGTTTCACGCCACAGGTAGACAGCGACGCTTTGATTTTTGGCGCTCACGTCAATTTCAATAATAGTCAAGTCAATCTCCGGATCACCGATACTGGCAACGGATACGCATGGAATGTGCTACAGGCGGCAACAGGCTCGACAACATCGGGGACGCCTATCACGGCCATTGCAGGCGCGTCAACGCAGGTAATGCCAGTGTTGGCGCTTGTTTGCCCGTATTTTTTGAGTAGACAAGGAAAGCTACAGATGGATTTCACGAACAGCGCAACAAGCCTGGCCTCGGCAACCGCCTCGATTACCTGGAACGGCCTGAAGCTCTTCGCGTAAGGATTGCAAATGATTGCATCACTCATCCCATGGTTTGAGTCAATTCCACTTGGAACCGCGTCAAGGCGCGCAGCCATTCCTGGCCGAACCCTATGGTATACAACCCCGGTCGATGAGGTTGTCAATCTATTTGGGTTTCATATGGTGCTTTCATATACGGGAACCCTACCGCGTTTTGTTGTGCAGCTGTGTGAATCGCGAACCGCCGATATTTGGTCTCCGTTCTATTCCACGCCAGTTGAGGCGGTGGCGGGCATTGACGCGGGATCGGTGTCACCCGTTCGGATGTTGCCCGCGCCATATGTCATAACGCCAGGAAGACGCATTCAAATAGCGCTAACGGTTCCAACAGGCTATATCATTCCCGGCGGGAATCCGGCTGACACGCTAACGCTAGTTGGCGCGCGTGATTTGCAGGGAGGTTTGATCGATGTTGCAGCTTAAGCACATGCGCTTGCTGGCGGAGATGTCCGGCGTCAAATATCACGAAATTACTCCGCATATGTTCGGCATAGATTACG